TGTGCAGTTGGCTCACTCCAACATTCAAGTTGGTGAAGTCATTGACTCGTACATTGATTCCAACGGACGCATGTGGAAATCCGAAACGGATGACACTGGACTGTTCGTTGTTGTTAAACTCCGCAACGACATTGAGAAGGCTCGTGAAGTAGCCGCCGAAATCCGCAAGGGTAACCTTCGTGGATTCTCCATTGGGGGACAAGCATTCAAGCGAGTGCGAAAGTCCGACATGGAGAAAGGTGACTACCAAGAGATTTCAAAAATGGAGTTGCACGAGGTAACGATTTGTGAGAAGGGTATCAACCCCGAAGCACAATTCCGCATTTTGAAGGAGGACACAAACATGACTGACGAAAACAATGATTTGACAGAAATTATGTCACGCCTTGAAAGCCGATTGGACGCCATGGAAAAGGGGGAACTTCCTCCTCAACTCCGTGAGCACATGGAAGGCAAGAAAGGCCGTGATGAAGAAAAAGATTCCGATGAAAAAGAGGATGATAAAATGAAGATGAAAGACGACGAGAAAGACGACGACAAGATGGCTTACATGAAGGGTGAGGAATACTCCGATGTCATCTCCTCCGAGTACCTTAACTGGATGGAGAACACACTCAAGTCGGCTGGCGTGGACACCCTCGCCGCACGAAACCACTTTGATGCTCTTGAAAAGGCTCAACTTGGTGGATTTGACAACCCCGATGCCGTGGACGGTGCTGACTACTTCGGTGGTCAAGTTCGTGGCCGTGGACAAGAGAATGGCTCTCCTTCTACCAACGCTATCAACGCAATTACTGCCAGCGGCGGTAAAACCCCTGCTGGCGCAATGGGGCCAGCCTCCGTTGCAAAGGGTTACCTCAACAACGAAAATGTGAGTGAGGCTGATATTGAAGCCGCTTACGAAGTGTACAAAGCCGCCGCAATGGAGCAGGCTTTCCGAAACGACCTTGAAGGCAACTTCGCTACTCGCTTCCAAAAGGAGATGGATGTTGCAAAGGCTGAGGCTGAGAAAGCCGCCTTTGACGCACGAGCACCTCTTACGGAAATCGTGAAGTCAATTGAGGCTCTTTCCGAGCGCATTGACAACATCGGTGCAGGAGCAGGTACGACCATCCAAAAGTCGGAAGCTTCCACCATTGACATTCCCTCGACGCAAGACATGGCTAACAGGGGCTGGGACGAAGTTCACGCCCTCGCACAACGCACATTGCGTGGAGAGTGAAACATTACTGAGGTGAAAAAATATGGCAAGAGATTACATCCGAAACATTACTGACATGGAACGATATTACTATGGCGCAGGTAACGCTATGGGTTACTCCTACTCCGGTAGCGAGTTGCTCAAAGCTGACGCACCAATGTTGTCCACGACGGCTGGTACTTACCAAGCCATCTACGGACGCAAGGTGTGGAGCCAGTTGAACCAAGAGTTCAACGCCTTCTCCATCCTTCCCAAGCGACCTTGGGAACGCAGTGGTTGGCGAGTCATCACCGAGCGTCCTTCCTTCACAGTTGGCGGCGGTGTTGCAGAAAACGCTACCCTCCCCGACACCACCAAACCAACCTTCCAGCACATTGCCGCCAAGCCAAAGACTGTGGTTCACACCTTTGACATGAGCGAAACCGCAATGTTCTTGTCCGACAAGGACGATGGGCTTGGTGACATTCGTGCTATCCTCAAGGAAGAAATGGGTAAGCACCACGCAGAACACATCAACAAAATGCTCACAGGCGATAAAGGCACTGCCGCTGGAAACAACTTTGAGTCACTTGACCGTGTTACTGTCGGTGCATCTGCTTCCGCTAACGAAGACATGTACTCCATTGACCGCAGTGCAAACTCATGGTCATTGGCTGAACACAATGAAAACAGTGGTACCGACCGCAACCTGTCCCTTGACCAGTTGGATGACTTGTTCCAAAAGATTTGGACTCGTGGTGGCAACCCCAAGGTTATCCTTACGGGCTACGACACGCTGATGCGACTTCAGCAACTCCTCCAAAGCCAACAACGGTTCATGGAAGAGAAGCGAGTTACTCCTACCTACAACGGTGTCAAAGGTGTTCCCGGTGTTGAAGCTGGTTTCATCGTGGCTACCTACAACGGTGTCCCAATCATCCCTTCCAAGGATGTACAAACTGACACCTTGAGCCGCATGTACTTCCTTGACACGGACTACCTGTACTTCAGCACTGCAATTCCAACCCAATACTTTGAGAGCGGTATTGAAACTGGCGACCCATTCGCCATCAACCGCCTCGGCCAAGAGGGAATGTACCGTACCATGGGTGAACTGTGGACAACTTTCTTCGGTGGCCACGGTTCCATCCGTGACCTCAAGTGAGGGTTGAAAATAACGAATAATTTGAGGTGAAAAAATATGGCAAAAGAACTTGTTTTGACTGGAACTGCAACTGCGACCCTTGTGGGCGCATGGGAACTTCGTGCTGGTAGCATGGATACGACTGAATGGCTTGACGGTGCCGCTGATGTGGCTTACCCCGGTGGTGGCCCCGGCACTTTCAACGCTTCTAACAGTGATGGTGCTAACGGCTACGATGCCGCTCCTAAGATGGCTTTGATTACCATCACGGGCGGTGCTGATGCTGAGACTGTCATCCTTACGGAAGGCACGAGCGACACTCGCACCCCAACCATCCTTGCGGCCATGTACTCGGACGCTAACGCTACACCAATTGCATCGGGTTGTACCTTTGCGACCAACACGGTGACTCTGCAATACGCATCGGGTACGAGCAACGCTGGAACGCTGATGGTGCTTTACGACTGAGGTTGATTTGAATGCCCACAGTGACCTTCACTGGCCCATTCTACGAAAGGAGGCGGCGAGATACTGCCACTCCTTGGATTCGTGGACAGGCGGTAGAGGTCACGCAAGAGTGGTTGAATGAATGGCGACACACGCTACCGGCTAAACACTTCGTTATTGAGGGTGATGAAGGAACCACCGTTGATGGTGGTAATGACGGCATCCCCGATATAGGTTGGACACGAAAGGACATCCTTAAATGGTTGACTGACAACGGAGTAAGTAAGGGTAGCGGGTATCTCACGAAATCCGCCGCCCTTGCTCTTGTAGAGGGGCATTTGAATCCTACCGAATGAGGTGAAAATATATGGCATCACAAACCGAAGATACGAGACTCCATGTTCTTGGTGACATGGTAATGATTACTGGAACCTTTACCGATGGTGGTACCGAAGTCAGTTTTGCTGACCAACTTACCACAGTATTCGCCGCTGGCGGGCACATTACATCCCTCACCGAAACAGGTGTTGTAATAAACATGGGAGCAGGAGCCGCCCCCGGTACTACTGCATTGACTGTGGACACTGTGGACGCAAGAGCGGCACTCACTGTAGGGCAAACATTGTACGATATAGATACGCCTGCAAGGTTGGGCGTCATCACCGCCATTGATAGTGCTACCAGTATTACCATTGGTGGAGGAATTGCCGCAGGTATTGTTGACGATACAAATTTGGGCGTTCGCGGTGCATTGAAACCATCCATCACTCTAAAATCAACATCAGTAGATGTGTCAATTGATGAGGATAACAGTCTTGTGTTGTTTGAAGTTGGTAAAACCAGTGCAACTGCGGACACTACAAGTGTGAGTGGTCGCTGGTGGATTCTCGGAAAGCGATGAGGTGATTCCTCATGGCATCGCTGACCAAGATTGGTGTAAAGGTATTTGGCCCGTTCTCCCCAAAGGAGTTCAGCGATACCGCTACTCTACAATCAGCAATCCAAACGGACATCCAAGCAATTGCAGACTCAAGTAGCACCAGTTCGGTGATTGACACCGAGGTGTTCTCTGTGTTGGGCAATTACTTTGTCATGGTAACCTATCAACTGGCTTGAAGTTGAGGGTTCACGATGGGGTTTGATGTCCGAAGCATTGACATGAGCGACATCGTTCGTGCTGGCAAGCAAGGCCGTAAGGCTGACTACCAGTACGGCAGTGAAGTGGTCACGAAGCCACAACACCCTCTTGAGGGTATCACTCAGTCCCAGCGTAACCGTAATCAACAAATAGGTGACATCCTAAACATTGGTTCGGGCACTCGTTGTAAGCACTGCGGATTTCTTCACTTTTTGTGGAGAGCCACCTGTGGGGCTTGCGAAAAGCCTATGGAATACAACATGGGTCATCGTGACGAAAAGAAGAGGTTGTGAACATGAAGGTACTCATCAAAGCAATGCGACCGCACCGACAAAAGGTGCTGACAGAAGACGGCGAAGAAATGCGTTTGCAACAATGGGCAAACAAAACCGCATCAGCCGCTCTTCGCACTGCTGGTGGAGAGGCCAGTGGTGAACAGTTCATGCAGGCTCGTGATGCTCTCATGCGTGAGGCAGTGGCTAACCCCGATGAGCATGGCCTCAAGTTCATGGGCGAGCGTATG